GAACCACTTAATTTTTTAACATCTTGGGTAGTATAAGGTCTTTGAATATGTTTTTGTCGATCGCGGTTGCGCCACTTAGTTTCTTTTAAACTAAATTCATTATCTACCGCCATTTTGTCTCCATTGTTTAAATTATTTTTATAAATTAAGAACCAGAATGTTTGAAATAAATTTCATTAATCCTTTTTAATTCTATTTTTACTTCATCTAATTCTTTTTGAACCAACTCATATTGTTCACGATAATAATCTCGTTCTTGCTCCACTTCAATCCATTCCGACAAATGATCTTCTTGCGAGTGAGCCATTTTTTTCCTAAAAAATTATTACTTATTTTCTTTTAATGTATCTACATATTTTGCTATAGCATGATCTAATCCATCAGTTTCAGAAATTAATCCATTATCATTGTCGGGGCCCCAATCCAAATCTTGACTATCTATAAAAAGTCCTGTGTGACGGTAAGGCCAAGGAGGAGTAAAAGGGATAGGATCGCTACGGCGAACCACGCGCCAATGAGTGGGTTGTCCACTAGACAAAACTTGAGAAGAAACTTTTGGTGATCCGTAAGAGAAAATTTGAACATTGTAATTCCTTTGATGAAGCCACATTCCTATTATTTGTGCAACGGCTCCACCTAAACTGTGACCTGTAACGTGTACAGTATGTTCAACCGTATGATCTCTATCTATAATTTCCATAATGCCTAAAGAAGCATCTCTAAATCCTTTATGGAGATAGATTCCTAAACGGCCATCTTTCACTAATCTTACATCAATATCAGATTGTACATTTTCCGTATTGGCAGTACCTCTAATAATAATTATTGATATTCCATCTTTTTGTTTTACATCAAATGCAACCTCATCTTTTTGATCACCACCTGCATCATAAATTTCCTTACAATATTCCGCATGTTCAATAAGCAAATCTAATGAAACTGGTAAATTTGATTTATCACCACTACCTATATCATTATTTTTGTCTGCTACGTTCTTCGCACAACCATTAAGAACTAGAGCTATCACCATTACGATTATGAACTTCCACTTCATCTTTTTTTCTCCATGCTGTTGCACCTAATATAGCTCCAAATGATAAATGAAACATTGCTCCAGCCTGTAATGTAAGGGGAGCCCATCTACTTGTATTCATTTTTATTTCATCACTCTGCATATTCATGCCTATGTTCCACATCAAAGGAGCAACAAAAAAATCAATCAGACAGATGAACAAGTAAACTAATGCCGCCCAATCTCTCCAATGTCTGTTAATTATTTTGTTTATACCCATAATTTATTTCAATTTATTCATCTACGTTGTCTAGCTGGATGTCCCGGCGATGCTAATTCTGCAAATTGAATTCTCATATCCGTCATTTGTTTTTCCAATTCATCTAATTTTTTATATCCATCTGCAATATCTTTATTGATTTGCGGTATTTCTGATTCTTCTACTCGATGGAGCACTTTGTCTAAATCCATGACCGTTACAAATATCCATGTTATACTTCCAATCAACGCGGCACAAATGATCGGTAATGCTGCTTTGAATAGAGAATGTTCTGCTATTGATTGCATTGATTGTATCGGCATGTTATTTTTTCTCCTCATCTTCATCGGTGCCATCAACAGCTGTAGCATCTTCTGCCACTTTACCGACATCATCAATTATTTTATCAAACTTTTTAACTATTCTCTTTTCTAAATGTGGTAACAATCTGATACCACTATACCCAAACATAAATGCGATTCCAAGAGCCGTATATGGGCCAAATTCAAATTGTTCCATTAATGCAGGAATTGCAAATTCTGCAGCAATCCATCCTACTGCGACAGCAAGCGCAAGGTTTTTTGCTTCCATTGCCCATCCTGTCCATTTATGAACTAGTCCATTAGTCAATCCACCGCAGCCGGATGCGAATACACAACACCACTTTGCACCAAATAATGCTAGTAAAGTTTCCATTAATCTTCCTTATCTTTAATTGTTTCCTTATTTCTGTTTAACATTTTTTGAAGATCTGCGGTACTCCCAACAAACAAAGCATTTGTTACATTTTGAGGAGACCTTATTATATCTTCTTTCATAGATTGCATTGTTTTATGTAAACCAATGAGCTCCTTATTTGCATTGGTTAACTTATCTATTAATTGGCCCACTACTTCATATGCTCTAGGGTGTTCTGTTTCCTTAGCAATTTCAAGTAGACCATCCATGGCATCAGAACCTCTCTCTATAATATTGTAAAGATTCTCTCGCGAATATTGAAAATCTGTATCTGAATCATCTTCTTTTATTTTTTGAGGCATAACTTTGGCAACCGGTAATTTTTCTACCGTTGGAGTTATTTCAAAAACCTCATTTAATTTGTCATCAACGTCTTTTGTTGATAATGGCTTATCAATTGGTTCACGATCTTTCATCATCTACCTTCATAAATTTTTATTACCGAGCGCTTGTATATCTAAACTTGGAGCGCGCGTATCTAATCCCGTGGCGGGATCAAATTCTAGTCCTTCTGCAAAAAAGTCTCTTGTTTCTGTTACATCATATCCACCTTCAGATGGATCCACATCTCCCACTGTTTGCATTATTCGAGATTTTACTAGTGCTCTGTTTCTATCTCCTCTTGTTGCCTCCGAAAGAAATCTAGTTTCATCTTCATTTATAAGATAATCTCTCTGTTTATCAAAAACATTATCAGATTCTAATACAATATATTCTTGTACCGCTGCCGCTTCAACTGTTGTATGCGGTATTACATGAAAATTTATAATAGATGTTCGAATAAGTTTAGTTGATACACTATCACTTCCGTCACCAAATCCTTTTCCTTTAATATTTGGATACAGATATCCTTTAACAGTAAAATCTAATGTCCATATTAAAGCTCTTCGAGATAAAAAATCGCCTTCATATGAATCTTCAACATTAACTCCTCCTAAAACAATTGGTAAATCTATTTTTATACCCATTGTTGGAAGAGCATTAATTGTTACGGTAAAATCGGGTTGAAAAAATGGTAAAATTTGCTCTATAATTTGTGTTCCATCATCAGCATTTTTTACATAGACATTTAAAGCAAATGCGAAATCATACGGAACTGGGCTTTTAACTACTCCAGTTTCCCCTTTATATTTCTGTGTTCTATTATGAAGGGGATGTAACATTCTCTCGGGACTATATGACATCGAAGTCAAATCGAAACCCATCCTCGGTAACTGCATCCCCACCTTTTTATCTAGACGCTCGTCTCCGGAAAGTCTTACCAAAAATTTCTGTTTAGGCCCATAAGCTAAAGGTACTTTTATTGTCTCTGTTACATTACCGGAACTATTTTTTCTTTGAATAGAAATATCATTAAAAAGTGTTCCAAATACAGCTACATATTTTCTTACTAAGCCATGATACCAATATTGTCCTAACATTAAAATGTTCCTTCACTAAATGGATTTCCTTCAGTAAAATCAATAATACCGTTTGCAGTTGATTCAATTTCTACATTTTTAGCTTGTGCATCCTCTGCATGTTCTTGTGTTACCGTGCTTATCTGTGCAGTTTCATTTGATGTTTGACCCATTATATTTTCGCCTGGTGTAAACGATCCTACTATATTTGTAACTCTCACAAATAGACCTAATCCAGGTACATCGCGTAATTTTAATACTTTAGCAGAAGCTCCGGACAAACCACCAATTATAGTTTCATTAGTAGAAAATACACCTGAATTAGCAGAGTACCCGTATTCGACAGAATAAGCACTATCTGCTTCCACAGCATCTATTTTTGCTATTCCAGTATCAATATCTTCACTACTATATTCAAAGAATTCACAAGATAAATCAAAAGTGGGTAATCTACCTAATTGATAAAAAATTGCTTGATGTTCAACAAACATTATTTCAAACATTTTCTGGGCCGTATCAAACCAAATTAAATCTCCTTCAAGGGGTCTTGTTGTAAGACCCAATCCTTTCCAAGTACGTTGTGACATAGAAAAGGTAATTTGTTCTCTAATTTCTAATCCAAATCTACCAACAAAAGCACCTTCACCTTCAAAACCATCAGTAGTTTTAATATACACTTCCACTGGATATGCTGATTCAAAAGATGAGAGAGAAGCTTCTCCGAAAATATTATCTAAATTATTTTGAGTCCTTGGTAGATAAGAAACTTCATGTCCGAAGACTTGAATGGACTCTTGTACCAAATCTTCTAAAAGATTACCTTCATTGTTACTATATTTTTGGAAATAATTATTTAGTGCCATTTTCTTCTTTTTCGCCCGTTATTCTAACTCTTAAAATAGGTCTACCATTAATAGTAATATCACCTTTTTCATTTTCTCCAATATCTTTTACTACTATTCTTTTATTTTTAAATTTTCCACCGAGAACTATATCTCCTACTTCTATAGGCAATTTAATTTCTTCATCTATAAATTCTCGAAAAGATTTCATATTATCCCACCATAAAATCATCAGGCAATTGATACTTTGTAAAAATTTCATCATCTAACATTTGTAATTCAGTTGTTGCATCATCAAAGATTTGTCTACCATTTAAAGTAGTTCCGCCAGGCAATTGCAAACCTTCAAATTTTAATAAATTAGAACCCCATTGTCTTTTAAATAAAGATGTTGTATATTTTTTTATCCATATATCATTATAAGCGTCTGAATATTCTTCTGGATCTAATCTTCTATAAGTTTCAAATAACAAAAATTTTCCAACCTTCATTTCAAACGACCAATCGATATCGAGATATAATCTATTTGTATGTCTATTAAATCTAAATGAAGGAGCTTGATTAAAAAGATTTTCTATCAAACTCAAATGTTGCATTGCCATAGTATAACCAGCAAGCTGTTGCTTACTTAAATCAAACATATCATTTAATCTTAATTGATATCTTACATCGAACATACTAATACTGCCGGCAGTTGTATCTATGGGGAAAGCTCTGATAACACTAATAGTTTCATCGCCTACGCTAAGATATTCATTAGTAATATCTTCTGCTGTAATTACGTGTTTTAAATATATCTTTTCGGAACCATCATAATGATAATCATTATAAATTTGAATAGATTCATCAATTCTATCTTCTAATTGATCATCATCTACATTGATTTCAATGACTGGAGCGCCTAATTGTCTAAGACAATATTCTTTGAGTTGTTGTCGTGTTTGAGGTTTTGCCATGATAAGATTCCTACATATAGATTACTAACATATAATGTATTTATCTCCATGGAGGTCCTGACACCCAGGATACTAGCGAATAGCGAATGCCTTCAGTAATCGGGGTAATTTGGTGTTGTGTGAAACTGGGAAATACTAATGCATCTCCAAATTCTAAGCGCATTGTTCGTGGTTCTTTTTGATAATTTAAAATTATTTGTAAATCTCCTCCCTCATATGATCCCACATTTAATGCCGCGGTTATACTCAATTTCCTTACATTTTGATGTTTTTTGTGTGTTGCATTAAAATCATCATCGGTATGCCACGTATAAAAATCTCCTTTTTGATATTTTGTATATTGAACATTAATTGATGAATAATCTAAATCAAATTGAAATTTCTTATTTTCTTCTATAAAAATTTCTTTTAATTTATAAATTATTACTTTTTGTAAATCTATTAAATCTATTTTCCATATATCCCATAAAAATACATCAGATTTTCTAGCACTTGAATTATTATTTACTGTTGTACCAGGAATTATTTTTTTATCTAACTTATTAATAATATCATCAGCATTTTTTTTAAACCATTTTGATGATATTCTAACATAAGCCGGCGCTCGAATAATTGGGGAATTAGTGGGATTTAAATGCTTTGACACCAGTAGGTCCTAATGCAATATTTTTTTTAATTTCTAGACTTAATTTCATTGTTGTAATTTCTTCTTCGTTTTCTTTCCACCATTCAGATTTATTTTGAGTGTTATTTTCACTTATAAAACATCCATCGCTCCAAGAATGAAGATTAAAATCTTCTTCTAAGAGCATATTTGACATCAGATTACTTTGAATCACAAATGCAAGAGTTGATCTGAGACTTTCAGTTCCTGCTGCATGCCAAGTATATCCGGTACGATCTATTTCTCCGTGCCCGAACCAATCGAATGATTTTACATTCCAGCCAACTTGATCTGGAATATCATAATTTAAAGATTCTGCACCTGGAATATTTCTTTTATATCTAAAAATTCCTTTGCCTGTTTTAGACCAAGTAAAAATTAAATTTCTTCCGGGAACATCGGCATTGTGATGCCAGCTCATATATCCTCCAGGTGGATATATTGTACTTAAAGCTTGTTGTCGTGCTCCTATTCTTTTACCTAAATCCGCACATAATTTAACAACTTTCATATGTCTATTTCTTGTTCTTAAATCTAATAATAAATCATGTACGCCTTGATGCCAAGGTGGTCCTGGTCTAACCAACTTTTTATATTCCATTAAATATTCATCACAAACAGCTTCTTTCCAAGTGATTATTCTTCTGCTTTCCATTCTTATTTTATCTTCATCTAAATCATAAAGATATTCCCCCAACTTTTGAAGAATATCTAATACTTCATTATCATTACAATATTTTAAAATATGTTCTGTATGATTCATATTCTTCCGTTTTGATATTGTTTTTTAAATAACAAACAAGAATAATCATGAAATACTATTTCATTCCTATCTACACCTTCTCTTTCTGGGTCATATCCGATTATCCAATTCCATTTTGCATCTTCGCTAGCTTTCCAATCATCAGTTTCCGGAGTACAAGGAGGATCTCCTCCAAATACCCAATGCCATTTAATATCTGGACGATACCATGGATCATCCTGTCTTATAACTCCTAACATTAGGTGTAAAGGAAATTGATCCCATCCTCTAGTTTCCCAATAAGGATATTTACCGTCCCATCTTGAATCCCAGTCATGTCGTCTTTTCCATAACCAATTTTCCCACCATTGTTGCATAAAAGAAATCATTTTTTCAGATTTTCTATACAAACACATTCCACCATGAGGAACTTTTAAAATTGGTTTATTCCACCACGTTGCGGCTGCAGCATATGTTCTGATTTTAGTCCATGCCATATCATATCCATCTTTTATTCCATTAAATATTTTCGGTGCTTTAGGATTGATACATACCATATCAGAATCAAGATAACATGTAAGATCAAAAGGAGTATGTTGTAAGGCTAATAATTTGGCTCTATTGGAAGGGGGCATGCCACCGTGAACTTCATCGAATATATGATTACCAGAATCAGATACCCATTTATCTTCAGTATATAAAATTACTGGATGTTCCGGAGCAAATTCTTTTAAACTATCTGCTAATTGTTGGGCGGCGGTGAGATATGGTTTAAAATTAGTTGCACATAATAAAAATCCCTGGTCAAGTCTCATCTAATTTTTTTAATTTTCTTCATCTGGTCCAGGGCCGTGTTCTTCTGTCCTTATCCATTTTTCTTCGCCGATTTCCTTATCGGCCACCGCTTCAATTGTTGATGTATTAGATGAAGGTTCTTCTAAAGGTTCTTCATCTAAAAGACCTTCCGGACGTAGAGTTATTCTAATTATAGATAAAGTTATAAGGGTCGCGACTAGTGCG